ACGACTAACAGAAAGTCCTAATTTTCCCCTTCCATTTCTTCTTGCAGGAGCACTTTCTATGATATAATCAATCAGGTCTTGTATTAAATCACTTTGCCTTGTTTCTGTATCTGTTATTCGTTTAAAATGCAAATCTATTTTTGTCTGTAACCAATCAGAATTAATAACCTCTCCTTTTTCATCTACGGAGTTTAGGCTGTTCTCAATAAACACTCTTAATTTGTTTAATTGAACGCTGAGGTTTTTGTTGTCAGGAGTCGTTTGTTTAGGTTCTTTCTTTTTACTACTCCATTGATTAGGATTAATGTTTAATCCCGTTTTTTTCACAAAGTCTTTTCCTCTTCCTGTACTCAAACGTACATAAATAGAAGTAGGATTGCTATCACCTTTTATTAAGAATGTAACTGTTGGCATAATCATATTTTTCAAAACAACATTGCAAAAGTATGAATAAAATTTTAATTATACAAGTTTTTTAGCTGTATTTTTCATTTTTGATATAAGTATTAAATTGAAAAATCTTGTATGTGAGTACATTTGTATTAAGTATTGAGTTTATCAAAACATTAGTTCGGAATAGTACACAAATATTCTTATCAGAGGCAAGAGCAACCAAAAGAGGGTGAGGAGTAAAAATATCTTCCTTATTTGCTTACTAACTTTCCTTAGTGTCTTTATGATGTGTAACTTACTGAAAATAAGCGATTTTTTAACTTGCTGGTAACTTGCTTAGTGGGCATAAAAAGAGCCGTTAGCGTGGTGCTAACGGCTTTCTGTTAAATGATTGTATGTTATTTCTACGCTTCTAAGTTCTCAATATTACGAAGTTTATCTAAATAAAAGGCTCTGATATTCTGATAATCTTCCTCAGTAAACTTGTTGTCTCTGAGCCTCATTCGCTTGTGTGTCGCTGCTGATGTACTCTTCTGAATTGCTCTTGCTACCTTGCTGTCGGATAGTTCTAATAGCTGAATGATGTGTATTACTTTGTCGTGTGGTGTCATTGTCATAGTTATTGTTGTTGTTTTGCTAAGTTATTAATATACCATTGCCACGCTTCATCTAAGAATTGCGTTTCGGATATTTCTGGAGATAAGATACCTCCTGTTTGCTGTATATTATTTTGCAGTACTACCAATCTGAATTGCTCATTATCATTGTAGTTGTATAACTTCTGTGGCTTGCTTCGTAATTCATTATTGAGAATTACCTGCTGTGTGCGCTCTCTAATTATCAATACCAATGATAAGTAGTGAGGTGAATAGATGTAATGAAATCCGCTTGGCATTTGTGAAGGTTCTGCTGCCAGTAAGAATTTAGGCATTTTTAATTCGAAAAGTTTGCTATTGCTCATAAGTTTTATAATTTTGCACTAATTCTAAGTGATTTTAAATCATTAGAATTGTTTTAATTTTACAAGGAAGCCCCTAATGTAATGTTAGGGGCTTTGTTATTTTATTAGCGATGAGAAATATCAATCATATAAAACTGCTCTTCACCGCCTTGACGGTCTGCTATACCTACAATCTCTACTGTATAGGTTTCATCATATCGAGCATACCCATCAAACTCTTCACCTTTAACGACAAACGTTTCGATTCGTTCGGGGGTGTCTAATACTCTTAACTCTAACCACTCATCACGGTCTTCTATTGATTCATTGTACAGCTGTTCTGCTTCTTCGATACTGTCTACATAGTTGTAATATCTGTAGTTTTCTTTTACAAATTCAACGATTGCTTCATCGCTAATTGTTTCGGTGGTGAAGTTATTGTCATTCACCCATTCTTGTAAGCCTAATGTTTTGTCTGTTGTTGTCATTTTCTAAGTGTTTTTGAATTGTTATTACTTGTTTTAATTTTACGTTACAAAGATACGGTAACTATTTTAATTACGCAAGTATTTTACTTGCTTTTTTGTGTTTTATTTTGTTTAAAATATAACAACTGCTTGTAAGAGTGTGTTTGTCAGTCAGTTATAAGAATATTTTTTTGCAATAAAAAAAGGCAAAAGGTAGTGTTATACCCTTTGCCTTGGTGAGTTACTCATATTCGTTTATAGGCTGCTCTATCTCATACATTATAGGCATTCCTATTTTGGTAGCGATGTAGTGCTCGATACACGCGCCCTTGCTGTCTTGCCAGCCTTGTAGCATATAGATAGCCTTGCATTGCAGCAGGTCGGTAATATCTTTAAGCATATGTGCTTCCCAGCTGTCGTGCTCTGATAGTCCGTTTTCTAAGGGGTTTACGGGTTCATAGCCTAATCTTTTCGTTGCTTTGGCTACAGCGGCAAAGCGTTTTCGGGTTTCGGTGAGGTCTGTACCGCTAATCTTTCCTGAGATGTAGATTTTCATTTTAATTCTAATATTTTAAGTTGTTCAGAAGTGAGAGGTTCAAAGTAAATGTAATGATAGCCTTTATTTGCATAAAATACTGTTCGTTTTTTATCCATTTGAACGCTCATTAACTTATCTATCACAACGCATTCTTCGGTGTCCCAAAACTTTCCCCATTTTCCAATATAGTCTTGATAGTTTATAGGAGGTTTTGTGCGTACCTGATTAAACCCTTCAATAGTGTATTCGGTAAATGAAAGGGTTGGGGTATATAGTTCGTTCAATGAACCATTAGCGGTATACCACATCTTGATTTTAGAATCAAATGTTACCTTAATACAAAAGTCGTCAATTATATTATTGATGTGGGTTACCGTTCCCCAACCAAATAATATATCAAATACTCTGTCGCCTAATTCAAAAATTATTTCCTTATTTTTGTCCACTTTTGTAGATTTCAATTAGTTTGTATACAAGTTTTTCACGTACTTCTTCGTACGTTTTATAATATTCTTCAGGGGCTGCAATATATTCCTGACAGCTATTAATTTCGTAGTAGAATCGAAATTCTTCTACATTACCCACCATTACAGAATAAGTGTGTAGTGTGCTGTGATAACCTTTGCTTCTGAACCAAGCAAAAACTTCTGTCCAAGTAGGAATAATTGCAATCTTGTCAAGTAAATTCTTGTCAAGCGTTTTATATTTTAACATTCTGACCTCACCATAAAACACTGCATTATAACCTTTATTAAGATACTGAACAAGGAAGGGCTCAATGTATTGCGTGTAATTAATAGCAAACGTACAAGGTTCATCAAAGCCTATTGCTTTGAGTTCTTGAGCTATATCTAATGGTACAAGCCAAGTGGGGTAATTTTCTAGGTTATTCATCTTTCACAAATTTACGGTTTATAATTCTTCCTTTTCTGTCTTTGATTTCATTGTATGCGATGTTTAGGCACTCCTCAAGGGTGGTGTTATACAAGTCAGCCAAATTGTACAAACAATCAAATATCAACGATATGTAAAGGCTTATACTATCACTTATTCTTATTTTATAAATACAAGCACTTCTCATCAATCCTGATAAAGTTTCATTGATTGTAAGTGATGTAGGTTTTTCTTATCCATACCTTTTCTGAATTGGTTGCTGTTGACTTGAATTCTAATTTAAACTTCAAGTTCTTAAACTCTGTTTCTTTATACATAATAAGTGATGTAGTTACATCATAAACTTCTCTAATGTCAGCACTTACTCCTTCAAATAAGAAGCAATCTCTTATTAATTTTAGAAATAAGTTCAAACCATCTTCAGTAATAACCCCCATAAGGTTATATGGTGCATTATCCTTAGAGCAATATATAAATGCTCCCTCTTTAATTTCTTTTTTCATTTGTCAATATTTTTAGTATCAATAATCTTTCCTAAACTTAGTACAAAATAGGTTTTACCCTCTTCTGCACCCCATTCTGGTTTGCCAATACTTGGTGTTATACTTTTCAATTCAATAGTGAATTGAGGAGCGTTGTAGGCATATCCGTTGCGAAAACAGATGTAATGGTACTTCTTTGAATAAAATCGATTTGTCCAATAAGGCTTGATTTCTCGATACTCTTCTGTTTTCTCCCCTGAGAGTATCATATCAAACCACTGCTTTTTTAGTGTTAAATGTAAGGTGCTCATTTGTCTTTAGTTTTTAATTCTTCTCTAAGCCCCATACAGTAGGAGCGATAATTGATGTTGGTGTCGTGCATTAGTCGGTAATCGTACCATTGCAGTATCTTTCCTTGGGGTTTGTTGTGCTTCATATCGTAGTATATATCTTCAATATTGAAGACGTAATCGGATAAGCATATAATACCTCCCCCTACATCGTAATTGTCAAATTCAAATTGTAGGTCTTGCTTGTGGCAAAACTCCTTGATGAGGTTGCGCGCTGCGTACTCGAATAACTCGACTGCTTCTTGTGGTGATTGTTTTTTCATTGTTGTATTTGTTTATTTTCGCTCTTCGTTAATCACGTCTAAATGCTGGTATATCATTTCTGAGAGGTCGTTAGAATACGACTCAAAGGCATCTAATAGTACTTTGTCGTCTTTCATTGTTTTTTTGAATTGTTTCACTGCCTCGCCGCTATATAGTTTTAGCCTACGAAATGAGCGTTTAAATTCGTGGCTGAATTTGGTATCGTCAATTCCGTGCATCAGCTCATTAAGGCTATCGGCATACGATAGGGCAAGGATTGCGTAATGGGCTGTCTTTTCACGCTTGAGTACGGGCATTACGACGGCTTTGTCGTGCTCGGCAATTGCGATATTCATTAGGGTTCGTGCTTCTTGGGGGGTAACTTGCAAGCCCCTTACACGGAGTTCTGTTATAAATCTGTTGTTGTTCATTTTTTGGGTGTTTTTGTGTTCGGTTTGTCTTCGTTTAGTGTTCGCCTTGTGTTCGGTGTTTATTGTAGCGATAACATTTCCGATAGTTCTTTGCCTTCTGTGATGAGCCAGTTATAAAAGAATTGCAAGGTTACTTCTTGTTTTATGCGTAATATCTTGCCCTCTTTGTCTGTTTCTCCTTGTTGAAATAGGCTAATGAGGTTCTTTGCCGTATCAAAATCATTCTTATCCTTGGCGATGGCTTGCTGGTGGCGAAGCTGTTTGTCGGTTTCACTTCGCATTAGCTGCCTATCACGTTCTGTTAGGATTGCGAAGTAGGGTTTGAGTGCTCCTCGCTTCAGTAGGGTTTTGTATACTTGTGCGGCTGGGAAAGGCATTGCTTTTGTTTCCTTGTACTCCTCAAAATGCTCATTGAGCCAATGAAGCACGTTTTTTTCTTTCTCCTCTTCTGTTATCATTGGGATTGCTGTTTTAGGTTCGTTACTAATGCTGATATGATGCTCTGTTTGTGTTTTTCGCTTCCACTCGGTGTATTTTTCGAGTACGGTAGATACGTAGGACACGTCAAAGAAATCAAAAAGCTTGGTTATTTCCCCAAATTCTTTACTTCTATCCATCTGAAAGGCTTTGTATATCTCTTGAAAAGATAGTCCTGAAAAACGCCCAAAAACGACTGTCCATATTTCTTGCTTTTGCAATGGGTCTATTTCGCCTTTTAACCCTACAAGGGTGGCAATGCGGGTGAATAGCAGTCCGAATATAGGAGCGATTGCTTCGCGGTCGAGGTTTTTAAGGAGTGGGTATTGGTGTCCTGTTTTAGCTATTGCCAAAGGTGTGAGCTCCCCAGCCTTGCATATTGTTTCTAATATCCTCTGCTGTTTGTCGTCCTGCAACGTAGGGAGGTTTTCCGCTTGGTGGTGTGTAATGATTTGTGGGTGTGATGATATTTCCATATTCGTCGATGATTGTTTGTTGTAGTGATTGTAAGGGGGCTTGTGCGCTGTGTAGCCACTCGGCTTCAAAGCCTTTCCACTGTTTTTGTACGATGATGCTCAGTACTGTGTTTATATCTTGATTTGTTTTTCGCACCTGCTCAATGAATGTTTTAAAGGCGCGCTCGGTATTGATGGCTTTCTTTGCCTTTCGTATCTTTAACCACTCGTCTACAAGTTCAGGAGCAAAGCCTTCTGATAGCATTGCCTTTCTGAAATTGAAAGGAGGGGGGGCGGGCGCAACTGGGGGGGAGGTTTCTTTTTGTGCGTTTAAAGGCTGATTGTTTTTTTCTCCCTCGCCAAAATCGACACACGTGCTTTTTTGTTTCTTTTTTAGAAAAAAAGAAATATCATTTACATTTACATTATCATTTACATTTACATTAAGGGGGCTTTTGCTTTTTTTGCTTTTTTCAAAAACCAATTGGTTTTTTTGCTTTTCTTTGCTTTCTTCTAATTCATTGGTTTTCAGTGGTCTGCCTCCTTTTGCTCCTGCTTCTTTTCTCTTTTCTTTGATTGATACATACTTTTGTGTATCCCTATCAATCGTTTGCTTTACAAATCCGAATGCTACTTTTGCAAGTGGTTTTAGTTCAATCAAGTTACCATATATGGCATATTCCGTAATAGCCTGATAAACTTCCAACTGAACCTCACTTGGCAAATCCCGAATAACATTCAACCAATCTTTGTAAAAAACAAATGTTTCTCTTTCCATAGTGTTAGGTGTTAAAAAAACTCCCCTTGCCCTTAACTTGCTCTCAGGACAATGGCACGCCAAATAATAACGCTCGCCAAAGACAAGGGGAGACAAATGAATGAAATATTAGACTGCTTGTTTTTGTGCTGCCTCTGCTTCGTCTATAAGGTCAAAAAGCGTTGGCATACTTACTTTTTGTTTTGCTGCCTCGCAATAGGCTGCACCGTCTAAAAAGTATTGCGGATTGAGTTCAAAACCTACTCCATAACGACCTTTAAGCACTGCACGATAGGGTACTGTCATTAGTCCTCCGAAGGGGTCTAATACTACATCTCCCTTGTTGCTCATCTGCTCAATCACACGGTCAGCAATGTCAAACTGCATTGGGCAAAGATGCATCTCTTTTCCTTTGCTCCACTGTGATCCGTTTAGGGTGAGCATACGGGTTACATCTGTCCAGACCTCTTCGCTCCAGCTTTGAGGCTGTAAGAGCATAAATGAGGTGGGTAGTTTGCCGTGTAGGTCTAATGTTTCGGCTATTTTTACATTGAAGTCGTGGTTATAGATTGTTTCTAATGAAAAACGCTTGTACTCTTTGAAAATTACATCGTGAGGTAGTTTAGCCAACTCTTCAGGCTTTAAACAACGGTTGCCTGATGAGCGTGTAAATCCGTGTGCGTCTATTTGCCACTTGGCCCGTGTGTAGTCTTTTTTGCTCTTAATTACGGGTTCATCAGCATAAGCGTTAGTTTTATCGGTTGCGGGCTTTCTGAATAGTAAGAGATATTCGGGCATTCCTACTCCCATTTTAGTACCGTCTTTGCATTGTTCGCTCCACCCTAAGCGGTAGGTTTGACCATTTTCACGAACCACATCAGTAACGATGGTTTTCATACCCATATAGGCGAAGCCGTGCTTGGTGTAGTGCTGTATGCAATCTACGTGAAAAGGGTAGACGGTTTGCACGCCCATTCCTGATAGCCCCATTGGTACGATACGGTCTTTTACGTGTATAGCGGCTATCCTGCCAGGTTGCAGCACTCTAAATAAGTTAGGGGTGAGATAGTCCATTTGTTTAAAAAATTCCTCATTGCTTTCAGAGTGTCCAAAATCAGCATAATTAGGAGAATACTCGTATTGGGTGCTGAAGGGTATTGAGGTAAGGATAAGCCCTACACTGTTGTCTTTTAGTGCGTGTGGGTTTTCGTTAGGATTGAGTTCTACTACATTGTCGTTATTTACGATATGGTAGTAATCATTTTTTATCTCAATACGCTCCACGCCTATTTTGCGGGTGAGTACCTGAGCCATTTCAGAATGAGAAAGTCCGTATTTTTTAATTATTTCGGTCATATTCTTTACGAGTTTGTTATGGTTTTTCCACTTGTTTTCTAAGGTTTTACGCACGTTGCGTTCGGCTTCGGTATAGATTAAATCTACTCGCACCACGTTCTTCTGTAGGAAGCGTTGCAGACGGTGTATAGATTGAATGAAGTCGTTAAACTTATAGCCTATCCCTAAGTATATTGCCCAACTGCAATACCGCTGAAAGTTGCACCCTGAGCCTGCTATCACGGGCTTTGCTCCTAACTCTTGCAACTCGCCATAAGAGAATTGCTTTATTATCTCCTCACGCTTTTCAAAGTCCTGAGAACCGTATATTGATTTTAGCGTTGGGATAGCCTTTTCAATGGCTTTGCGTTCGCTCTCTAAGTCGTGCCATATTACACGATGTGCTTCAGGGGCTTCAGCACGGAGTTCTAACATTTTAGCGATACGGTCGTCTAATGACTCTCGTTTTTCTTGTGCTGATTGTTGTAACCCCAGTGCTGTATCCTTAAACAACTTTCCTTGTCCGTCTTTTTCTACCCCCGCATTTTCGTGATTAGTAGGTATTTCGTGCTAACGCAAATCTAAGTCGGGAAGTATGTAGCCCATATCGTCTGCTTCGTTTTGGGTAATATCAGAAGGCTTTGTAACGAAAAGCCCCCAAGAGGATACCCATAACCAAAACTCCTCTTCTTTATGAGCGTGTAGGGTGAGTTTGTCTGCTTTGGTGCTATCACGCTTAAAGAAACGTGTTTTGGCTTGCGATACATCCATCACCCCTAAGAAGTCGGCATACGCTAATAACTCTATATAATCATTAGGGGAGGGAGTGGCTGTGGCTACAAATCGGTATTTGATATTGTCAGCCCCTCTACGCTGTTGCATAGGACCAGCGTCGCCTGTGAATAACCTCATAAACTCACGGAATGTTTTAGAGCCTCCTAAGCCTCTGAGGATACTCGCCTCGTCAAGGCTTGCCACTTGAAAGTGTCGAGGGTCTAACTTGCCGTCTCTGATACTTTCATAATTGGTTAGGTAGATACCGTCCTTATTGTTCGTTTCCTCGATACGGCGTATAAATTTAGGGGCTACCTCCCAGCCGAGAATGTTCTTAGCATCTTCGACAAACTCTTGTCGTACGGATAGCGGACAAACTATTAACCCTTTGCCTCCTCCTAACTTTTGAAGGACTACCCTAACAGCTTCCAGCTGGGTAACGGTCTTGTGAAGCCCAAAGGACGCAAAACAAGCACGCCTACCGCCTTCGACCATCCACTTTACCATAAGTCGATTGTGAGGCTTCATACGAGGGTTAATCTCATCAAGCGAGCATTCAAACCCTTGTTTAGGAGCGATTTTGATTTTGTTCTTTAAAAACTCTTGATACTCATTCATTTTGATTTGAAATTAGAGATTTGATAAAGATTGCCGCGCGCTCAATCTCCTTTCAAATCGGTTACACAAATTAGACGGCTTTTTAGCCATTTGGTAGGAGTTGGTTATTAGGTAGTTATGCTGTTTTCGGTCGTTTTTCGGTCGTTTTTTTGGACGGGTTTTAGACATTAGTTCAATAATTCGGGGTTGTCGTGAATGTTTCCGATTACTTCTATTTCATCTTTAAATCCGTCCCACCAATTAGGATTAATTGGTCTGTGAGGTTTATCAGGAGTTATGTTCAATGCGTTTTTAGATAGCAAACAAAATCCACCATAAACTTCACTATATACTACCAATAATGGGTTGTATTCTTTACCATCTCTTTTCAGTTGTAAGATGTCATTCTCATAGATTTCTTTTCCATTTTTGTCGTATAGCCCTGTAAATTGTCCGACAGAATTTTCATCTACCAATGTATAATCAGATACTTCTTCACATTCTTCTTGGTCTGTTATATGATATTCACCATCTACAATTACTAAGTTTCCATAAGTCCATTGGCTGTTGCAGTTACTGAACCCTCTGAATTTTATTGTTCTCATTACTTTTTGATTTTAATTTAGCCCCCGCTCACGGCTCGAACGTGAGTGCTTGCCTATCGGGGTGCACAGTGGAAAAGTTACAATTTAATACCCCGTTTTTGCTATTCTTAAATTCTCTTTCTCATAACTCAAAAGACTTCTAAGGGCTTCTATCTGATGCGTACAAGTGCGGTTAATACGCTCCAACCAATCTACAAGAAACTGCTCCTCTTGAGCAATTCCCTTAACTAAGGCATTTTGAGCCGTTGCTGATAGATATTGCTCCTTTGCTATAGCTATGATAGTCTTTGTAATTTCAGCCGTTGTGCGTTGATTGTAGAGGTACTTTGCTTTGGCGAGCATCTCACCACTACGAGCCATATATACCGACAACTCTTTAATACGTTCCACCATTTCCTCTGGGTTATCCGAGCAACTAATCTCTAAGTAATTTTGAATGTCTTTAGCCTCTTTTTTTAGTGCTTCCATTTTGTCTTTATTTTGAAAGCAAGGCAGGACTCGAACCTGCTACTATCCCGATTGATACTTGCTTTTTGTGGTTACTAATTACCTAATATTACGGGCGTTCTACCGTCTGTTATAATAACCTTATTGGAGGTCTTACCCAGCATCTCAATATACTGCTGCATTAGTATTTCCCTTGTAAGCCCTACCGATTGTACTTTGTTCGTTTCTGCATCTATCTTTGCCTTTTCTAACAGCATTCTTGAGGTCTCTAACTCATTCTTTACTCTGTTAGCCTCTTGTATGGCCTTATTCCTATCTTCTACGGCTTTCAGCATTGATGCAGGAGGTTTAAGCCCCGATGTAAGTGTAGTAAGGTCAAAGAATTTTGTTTTAAACTCCTCTTTCAATCTGCTTTGTACCGATAATTCAAACTTACCTAAATTATTCATAAGGCTGTCGGTAGTGTAATTCCTTGCCTCCTCACGATAAGCATCTGTAACACGCTTGTTAAGTACATTAGCCTCTACATTGTCAAAGAACGTTTCAGGGTCTTGTATTCGGTAGTTTTTGTAGTTAAACACAATCTCAGCACCTTTGCCACGAATGGGCGTATAAGTGTAGGAAGGGTCTACCGTAAATACCCCAGCATCTTTTGCCGTGATTTCTACAATATCAGGGTCGCCCGCTTGCTCCCACATTGGTACCTGATACAGCTCACTACCTGGACCTAATATGCCTTGCGCCCCTGTTACAATTTTGAACGAATTGATACCATTTCGTCCATACTCTGTCATTAGAACCCCTTCATAGTTAGGTTCTGGTCGGTTACACCCCACTAAGGAGGCTATAACGCTGAAAAGAATAATCATCTTTTTCATTTGATATAAATATTAAATTAGTTACTAAAAAACTTGTTGTAAGGGAAAACAATCAGTATAAGGATTGCTACAATCAGCCCTACAAACCATAAATAAGGGTATTCACTTCTGAATAATGCCATTACCCCAAATGCTAATAGCGATAATAGGATAATAAATGCGATGGTTTTTGTTATAATCTTTCTCATAGTCTTTTATTTAATACGGTATGCCGTCCCCTTGTGCGGGTGCTTGTCCGTACTGGTTAAACATTTGCCCCTGCTGATATTGCGGTTGCCCTTGTGGTGGGTAGGAAGGTTGCGCATATTGTGGCTGCTGTCCGTAACCTTGTGGGGCTTGCTGATATTGCATAGGCTGCTGATACTGCTGCATAGGTTGTACAACCTCAATTTTCCAACCTACAACCGTATTAAAGTACTTAACCTCGCCTTGCGGACTTGTCCATTCACGCCCTTGCAGGTTAAAATGTATCTTAACTATTTGCCCTATTTGCAAGTTATCCAACAAAGCGCAATTGCCTTTCTGAAATTGAATGATAATATCTTGTGGATATTGCCCATCGGTGGTGATTACTACATCACGCTTTTGAAAGCCGTTTTGCCCTACTGTTTCAGTAGCGAATATTGTTTTAATTCGTCCTTGTATTTCCATTATTTTGCTTGTTGTTGTTCTTAAAAAGTTGTTTAAAACACTTTTTTAAGTAAGTGATAAATGTTTCTTTTGGTTTTTCTTCAGGAACTTTGTCTGTTAGTCTTCTTAGAGTTAATACTACTAAATCGTTACAGTCCATTTCTGAACTCCAATATCTCTTTTTCATTAACTCTAATCTGTACCCTTCGTGATAAAAAACATCACCTTTCTTAAGGTGGTCAAACAAGTATCTATTTCTTGTTATCGTCCAAATATCACCTACTTTTGGTATTATTTTAGCCATTATAATAAAGGTTTTGCAATTTCTAATAGTTCTTTTTGTTCTTCAAGGAATTTGTCTCTGATTTCTGGAGTTTTGAAAGTCATTACACGCGCAGAAAAATCTAAATCTATTGTATATAATTCGTTACCAAAATTTTTTATACAATATTTATACTCATCTCCATCTGTCCAATCAGGCTGCCAACCCTCATTGTAATAGTCTCTGAGAAATAGAAGTTTTAAAAGTGTCACTGTTGCATTAGCAAGTTCTTCACTTGGTGCTTCTAAATCGTTAGGTAAATAGTAGTATTCGTCCTTTCTGTGCGCTTCTTTAAGGGCTTCCTCGTACGTTGGTGCAGGTGCTTTTTGTTCAAAGCCTTGCAGGGTGTAAGGAGAAGTTGATAATGTCGGTATTTGATTGAATGTACCTATACGACCGTCTAATGTATAGTCTTCAATATTACTTTTAAACTTAACTTGAATAGGTCTTGAATTATATGGTATATCTTTTTCTGTTTTTATAACTTCGCCTTTTTCTCCAGGATAATTTACACTATCATAAACCACCATTCCTACTTTAAATACTGTTTTCATTTGCTTGTTGTTTTTAATTCTTTTTTCAGTTGCTGATAGTCTTTTTGTAACTGCTTATATTGATTTTCTACTTGTTTCAATCGTAGATATTTTTCATACAGTCTTAAAAAATCTAAGTTTTTATCTACAATAGGAGGGAAATGGAATCGGTATTCTTTTATTTCTACAATTTTAAAACGAAAACCACTTATAGGCGTAAAATCATCATCCACTCCTTCTATATATGAATTTGTTTTTTGTCGCGCTGCGCTTATCGTCTTTGCTATAACAAAAATTTTAGTACTATATCCTTCATATATGTTGTTAGGCACATCAGTTCCTAATAAAGAAACTTCATATAGTTTGTTGTTTTTTGATTTTGTTTTCATTTGCTTAAAAAAGTCGTTACTAAAACGCTTAGGTGCGAAAACCTCACGACCGCTGGTTTTACTATAATGATTTCCATACTATCGTTTAAGATAGTCCTTGTGCTCATTCGTGTTTATAAAAACTTCTACTTTTATGCAGTTTGTTCATTAAAAATCTTCTTGTCAGTAATAAGTTCTCGGTTACCCTCCAAAAACTCAATAAAACGTTCGCATATATCCCTTAATCGTGGTATATCCAGCTTAGGCATATAAGCATAAGCCTCTTTATACACCCCCTTAAAATCAGTAACCAAATACTCAAAATCAGTTATCTCAATACCTTGCTGATTTAAGCAGTAAGGATATACAATGTGCTGCCAGTTGTTGCGATACTTAAAAGCATTGTATTTGCCCGTTGTCTTTAAATCTACCACCTTAAAGGGTAGCAAATAGTCTAAATAGCCGTACAAAAAGACTTCACCATATTGAGTGCTGATAGTACCTTCAACTCGATATTGAGTAAGCGCATTCTCCTCTTTCAAAGGCATCGCTATGCTCTTAGTAAGTTCCTTTGAAAATACGAACTGCCTGCCATTAATAACCGCTGTTATCAACTCGCCTTCGCTATGAATATCTATCTTAGTACTTTTGCGCCCCTCAATGATGCAATCTATCACTTCATTAAACGCTGTACCCTTGTCGGCGGCTTCACTCTCAAAAGGCACTCTATTAATGCGATTAATCAGTTCTTGAAAGGCTTGACGCTCGTACTCTTCCTCTGTCAGCGTTGGGGCTTCAGATAAGCCCCAAAACTGCTGATAGATTACCGATGAATTAAGATAGTTAGTAAAACTATCCAATAAGGTAGGATATATGTTATACTGCTTCATATTGCTTGCTATCTTTGTTAAACTTCGCATTCAAAGTCGCCGCCTTCTCATTGAGTTTGCGCCCAGCTACTACCTTAGAGTTACCTATGTGCTGCCACTCTTGCAAACGACCAGCAGTCTCATTAAGGCTATCTATATCCGTTATAACCGCTATATTATCCTCAATATCTTTTACCAGCTTTATATATGCCTCATTAGCCTTGCGATGCTGCTCCAATCGTGCGTTGTAAGCCTCAATTACGTGCGTTGTAAAGAAGTCATTAGGAGCGGTAGGATTACCCTGCTCATCAATAATCGTAGGTATCTTAAAGAGCGGTGGCAAATTGCAAGAGTTTTTGCCGTCATTACGTGAAGTAGGGTCAAAGGTGATAGTACGCTCACGCCCCTGCGCCTCTACATACCCTACAAGGTCTAACTCTGTTACAAGGTTATCGTAGTTTGACCCTCCAAATTGAGGAATGTAACGAGTATCATCGCCCTCTGTTTTTGTTTCACGGTGAGCCACAAATACCACGTGCTTATTCATTATGCTGATGCGCTTCACAAGTGCTGAAAACATCATTTTGCGTTCTCCAAATCCTTGCAATGTCAGCATACCATTAGCACGCCCCATTTTAGGATTGTTCTTAATGATGTACTCGCCCATAAAGTCTAACATTTTGCCCCCAGTATCAATAACAAAAGTTTCATAAGGCGTTAAATTCTCATTGGTAAGCACGTCCAAAAAGTCCTGATAAGAGCGTATTTGCACCGTATCTACATTTTGAAGGTGTGCGAAGTTCACACGATGCACACCGTTATCAAAGTCGAATAATAACGGCTTAGGGGCTGATAATGCGAGGGTCGTTTTACCCGTACCCGCTTGCCCATAGATTAGGGCTTTGATTTTCGTCTGAATTGTAAGCTCGTTCGCTTTCTTTATTAAACTCATATTCATTTGTTTTTAGGTTATTTTCTTAAAGAAAAGTGCCGTGCGTTATTGTTATTTTTTTAAGTTTCCAGATTTCAAGAATAACACGGCACTTATTATTGGTAAAGGCTCTTTATATTTGTTTTGTAGGACATTCGGCTAACTGCCTAACATTCTTACTTCAATTAGCCGAAGCCTACCTTAATAAATGAGCGGATTTAATTCATCGTACTTATGTAATTAGACACCTTGCCTAATATTGAGTTTAACACAGCCCTAAACTGCTCTTGTGTTATCTCTGTATAAGTGCTGCCTTCGGTTACTGAGTGATATGTGTTAGTATTTATGGTGTTATCACCCCATATCTCTGCTACCATATATACGGGCGGTCTGTTAGGTATTAAAGATGTATGCTCTTCATTAACCCTAATAAGGTGCAATACATCGTTGTTGTGGTACACCCTGTAGCATTTGCCCAATTCTAAACTTGTTACTTGTTCTTTCATAGTTATTAGATTTTAAAGGTTAAATAAAATCGCGATTATCGTGTGATAACTCTTCGTAATAGCGGTTGCGCTCACATTCTTCACTATCTTTTACTAACCTCTTATATTCATCCTCAAGGGCTTCTTGTACATCAAACCATTGGGCATTGGTTAGCGATAGATTATCAGTACATTTGTCGATAGTCTTATACACTTCGACTTCAGTATTAAGTACACCCCTGTCATAACACCCCGATAAGCGCATAGTGTAGCAGCCGCAAGTAGATTTAAGATGCCACCAGCCCTCGTGGTCGTTACCATTCTCAGGCTGCAAAGCCGCTTTTAATTGTTCAAAAATGATAGGCTTTATAAATTCTTCATCATTCATAGTATATTGAAGTAATAAGGGGGCTGTTAGCCCTTGTATTAAGGCGTTAAGTTCGTTGTCTATAGGTTTTATATCACCTATAACGATATTAAACGCCTCTTTCTCAGCTGGGGTACAGTCGTTATAACGCTTACCCTTGTAGGTTACGTAGCCGTCTTGAAGAAGAAAATGGCTACTTTGTTTGGTCATCTCATTCATTTGTTGTAATTTTGCCATTGTAATTAAAAAAATTAGATTGTTAAACTTAAAGGCGGTGCTACAATAGTGCCGTCTTTTTTTATTAACTATTTTGTCGAGCACGTTCGCATTCAGCAAAAAACTGCGCTTGGTACTTCGATATATCAACCACTTTCTTTTGTCGTTTAGAAGACGGCTTGCTACCTTCCACAATAGCAAGCTCGTCATTAGTACGGATAATCTCATTAGCAAGTGTTCTTATTGCGCCTTCGAGGCATAATTTTGTTACTTCTAACTCTTTTATCTTACTTTTTAAGTGTTGTATTTGTTGTTGCTTGTTCATATATTAAGATGTTATACTTATTAAGTAACTCTTCTTTTTCATTTTCGCTCTCAAACTCAAACAAATCATCTATATTGTCAGTTTGAATAAACTTTTTAAGCGGTATATAGTTCTCTAATTTCAAGAACATATACGGACGCATATATAGCCAGTGGCTAATGGTTGTAGGCTGCTTGTTCACCTCTATTGAGAAGTCAGCCATACGACTTACAATAATACTTCTTGCTGTGCTTGTTAATTTCATATTATTTATTATCTTTGCAACGTTAATAGTAACGTTTCATTTTCACGTTGCAAAGATACAGATATTTTCTGTATTAGCAAATAATTTGACAGATTTTTTCTGTATTTATTTGTTGTAATTTTGCAATTAATTGATTAATAAAGTATTACGATGAAAGATTTTTTGAAGAAAAATGCATTACCACTATTATCACTGCTGATAAGCGTGATTACATTATTGTTATTTTGGTGTAGATTAGAACCTTTTACGTGGGATAGCTTTGGGGCTACTACCACTGTTATGGGGGTAATTATTACCTTTTTAGTAGGCTTTCAGATAAGTGCTATTATAGGGGTAAGGAGGTTTGAGAAGAAAATAGAAAAGGAACAAAAGGAAATAAAGGATACTATACAGACAATTGATTATCTTAGAACTCATAGTCTGTTTATAATAAATCACGAATTTTCTATGGTCTATCATGATATAGGTAGTAGTCTATTTTCCTATATGAAATTTGCATTGCAGACAGTAGAATATGGGGTGTTGTGTGGTCAGATAACAACTTGCAACTCTGTCATAAAAGCTATAAACGAAGTTCTTAGTAAAAGTGATGTCGTTTTTACTGAATTTGAAAAAGGACTCTTGCTAAGTATATACTATAGTATAAAAACTCCCGAATTGATAGAGGGGTTAGATGTGGATAGATTTAAACAAATAGGCAAATACCTAATGGAGGCAAGGATTAAGTAAAGCACTTTGGATTGTCTATTATATTTTTTAGAAAATATTCAGCTCTAATGTCTCTACCTCTGTCCGCTTTTTCCAAGATAGCCATTATTTTTAATGCGTTTTTAGTATATTCAGAGGTTTTTCCTTTTACAAAATCCATTCTTTTAAGGGTTTCAATATGACAACCATTACAAACAGTTTTATAAAGTTCAATATCATCTTTACTAAAGTCTTTTATAAGGTTATATATAATTTCAGCTTGATTTAAACTAAAATTAAGGATTAACCATTTTCTTAGTTCGTAATGTCTATTATTCATAATAACAAATGTTTAATTTTTAAAGTGCAAAGGTAATAAATATTTTTAATAATGCAGAAAAAATCTGAATAAAGAAATGAAAACACTTACTCCACCCCAAATAATAGAGGCGTTGGCAGAGTATTTAAAAATATCAGTTGCCGAATTGTCTCAAAAAGCAGGATATGAAAGAGCCCAATCTTTCTATGATGTGCTAAACGGAAAAACTAAAAACATAAGCCCTAAAATGGCTAACAACATAGTGTCAGCCTTTCCTGAAATAAATAAAGACTGGCTACTTACAGGCAATGGCGAAATGCTTATTGAAGAAGAGGAAGAAGAACCCTATCTAAGAGCCGAGCGAAACAAATATGGCTTATCTTTGCAGCGCATTCAGGAACTCACCAACCTACCCCTAAAAACACTCAAAGCCTACGACAACGGAAGCAAGGAAATGCCCGACGATATACTCGAAGCCTTTGAAAACCTATTCGAGCGCATAGAAAACGAATACAACGAGCGTGAGGAAGAAAACAACACACTGCCCGTCCTCATTACAGACGATATGGTATCAAGCGTAAAAGTACCCTTTTACGAAGTAGATTTCGCAGGAGGATTTACCTCACCCGAGATGTTCTCCGAAGTAAAACCCTCATTTATCATAAGTTCCCCCAGCTTTGCAGGGGCAGATTTCGCCTGCATACTCACAGGGCATTCAATGTCAAGGCGCATCAAAAACGGCTCCGTTATAGGGCTAAAAAAGATAAACGAATGGTGGGAATATTTCCCTACCAACGAAATATACGCAATCGTTACCAAAAACGGACTACGTACCGTCAAAATCGTAAAACGAAGCACCCAAAGCGGATATATAGACCTTATCCCAGACCCCCTGCCCGAATACAACAGTCCACCCTACGAAGCCGAAACCATACGAATGGAATACGTAATAGGCTTTTACCAAGTCGTAGCGCACGCCTTTTTCGAGCGAATGTCATTTTAGATAAACACACAGCGAACACTAATTGCCCCCACATACCCAGCTCCAAGCATTCGCTGGCTTTGGCTCGCACCGAAGACGAAGCGGAGACGAAGCGGAGACGTACCACAGCAAAAAAAAACACCAAGTTTAACCAATAATATAGAAAAACAATGGAAAGAAAAAATTACATAACAAGCAATGTTATACGCCGTGCCAATGAGGCTATGATGTCAGGAACATTTAAGAATAACCAATATTCTAAAATAACCGAAAACGGATATTCTATATCCGTAATGTATAATGGCAAACTATACACTACCGAAATCACAAAAGAAGACATAAAGAGAAGTTATCAAAAAGCCCTTGATAAATACTATGGCACGAAATTATAGGCAGTGCCGAAATACAACAAACAATCACCAAAGACACACTAAGTAAGTAAATCGTTTTTTTAAATAAACCATAACATATATATCAATGGAAATAGAAGTAGAACTAAAAACCAAACTCGAACAACTTTACAGCCGAGTTGAAAGTCTTAAAGACCAGATAAAAACAGAGGAGGCAACCAAAAACGCCTTCATAATGCCATTTCTGCAAATACTCGGTTACGATGTATTCAATCCCACCGAAGTAATACCCGAATTTGTCGCCGACATCGGAACCAAAAAAGGCGAAAAAGTAGATTACGTAATCAAGAAAGACGATCAAGTTATCCTAATCGTAGAATGCAAACATTGGAAAGATAACGTAGAAGCCTACACCTCACAACTCCACCGCTACTACCACGTAACCGACACCCGTTTCGCTATCATCACCAGCGGCATAGTATACAATTTCTTTACCGACCTTGAAAAACCAAACGTAATGGATAACAATCCATTCCTAACCGTCAATTTAGCCAACCTAAAAGACAGCACCATTAAAGAGCTCGTAAAATTCACCAAAGCCACATTCAGCCTCGATAACATCTTAGAAAGTGCCGAAGCCCTCAAATACGTGCGCGCCTTTCGCAATGAGTTTGAAAAGGAAATACAAGAGCCTTCCGATGACTTCATCAAGCTGCTGGCACGCCGTTTCTTTGAAAAGCAAATCAACGCCAATCGCCTTGAAACATTTACAGGCTATCTTAAGCGAGCGATGACCTCCTATTTTAATGACACCATCAATGCTCGCCTGAAAACCGCTTTAAATATAGAGGAAACTAAGCAACCAGCATCTGCTGAAACCACTCCACAAGGTACAGAAGAAGAAGCCGAAGAAATCAAGATAGTAACCACCGAAGAAGAGATTGAAGCCTATCAAATAGTAAAAGCCATATTGCGTGAAAGGCTACCCGCTAACCGAATAGCCTATCGTGATACCATATCCTATTTTGGTATATTGTTAGACGATAATAATCGCAAGCCTATTTGTCGCCTACATTTCAATGGCAACAAAAAATACATAGAGTTTTTTGACAAAGGCAAAGACAGTTCCGAGCGCGTTCAGATAGATGATTTAGACAACATCTACACCTATAAAGAAAGGCTACTAAGCACACTTGATAATTATTAG